ATGCCGCACGACATTTCTTGACCAGACTCGTGAATTAAGACTGTTTCGACTGCTACACCACCGTCAGCGGTATGTAATTTTTGAACAAACGCCAATCCGTTTCCGGCAAGATGAGGTCTTATGGCATCTATGACGGAAGCAAGCGAACTGTACGAAGATTTAAAGTGGGGGTTTTTACTATCTTTTGCTGCGTGGTTCATAGCAGCCTGGGCGGTAACTAATGCTTTTGCTAGTTCTTTCATTTTTGCACCTGTATGTAATCCTGACGGGTATGTCAGTAGCTAGATATTAAGGCATCTAAACAGATATGTCAAATACAAAGTAATTATGTTAAGATTGCTTCATGAATACAACAGAAATCATACAAACTTTAGGCGGGACAACAAAAGTTGCCAAATTGTGCGGCGTAAGTGTGCCAGCTGTCAGCCAATGGAAAACCAACGGAATTCCTATGGATAAGCTCGTTTTTATGGGTGGGGAACTGGAGCGTTTGTCTGATGGCAAATGGACTCGACGCAACGCTTTCCCTGACAACTTTACAATTATTTGGCCTGAGTTGCGTAAAAAACAAAAATCGTAGATAATTAAATTGTTGTCGTGAGAAACAACAAGGCCGTTTAAATCTGTGTCTTGCCTCGTAAAAAAGAGGTTCTCACCAAGATGCAGATTTAAGCGGTTTTTTTATGTTTAAACGGAACGCAGACCAAAGTTAGCTGCGGACAAAGTGGGACTCAGAACCCAGCCGAGTGTAGGACGTTGTGATCTGGAGGCTCTAACGACATACCAGCGGATCACGATAGTAAGCAGACTGGGGGATAGTGGATGGAATACTGCACAAATAGGCGGCGAAGTTAGCACCTATTCCACGAATGGCTGACGGGTTCTGTGGCTCCGGAAAGGATACAGATTAAGGCGAATCTAGGTAGGCTAGGTTCGTCCACCAGAAAGGATCAATAGTTAAAGGGAGTAGTGATGAATAAAGAGGAAGATGTTAAGTCGTTGCCTAGTAACTTAAAGGATTGGACTGAATTACATTTAATTGAAACTTTTAAATTGACCAAAAGATTAGATTTGCGTGAAATAATTGCTACAGAGTTGGCAAAAAGAATTAAAGACAGCAAAAAATAGTTTGCTTTTTTTTACTTACAGGATTAAGCTATCTTAAACAAGGAACATTATGAAAACATTGATTGAATGGTTAAAAGACAAGCTCAGGAAAGAAGATAGCAAAGAAAGCGTTGAGCAGATTTGTGATTGTTGTGGACAAGTCTCAAGGCTTACAGACGGTTTGTGCGAATGGTGTGAACGATTTTACAAGGCAAACAAATGAACATTGACAAAGCGATTGAGATATTGCAATCAGGGCTAATTACGCAACAAGAGCAGATCGAACTGGCAACATTATTGCAAGCCAAGCGTGAATGGGTCGGGCTGACGGATGATGAGATTAGAGGCATATTTGATTGTGGGCGTGGGCGTGGTGGTTTAGTTGATATTAAAAAAGCAGAGCAAATTCTCAAAGAGAAGAACACATGAGTTACATTGTTGCGTCATTGCCGCCAGTAAAATGCTTTGTGCGGCGTGAGTTTTTGTATAACTTTGAAAAAGGTCACGGCGAATACGAACCTGCAATTTGGGTAAGCCTAAAAGCTCTGCGTGGGCAAGTGTTCCGCATTGAAAGCCTGTTACCAGCTTACGGTGCGCTTTACGACAAGCTACCGATACACGCCTATGTCTGGCACACAAACTCGCCTGAAGCATTGCCCATTGACACCTTGCAACTGTGGGACTGCATGGGCTACAAGTTTACCGTCATTGAAAAGATTGGTTTGCGTAACCTTGAAGTTAAGTTTTTAGGTAAAGACAAGCAATGGCACTTTGGCACATACTTGTTTACCGTAGACTTTTGCGCTGACGGGCTAGAGGTTGACACCGGATTTACAGAGCAAGCTGAAGAACACAAATCGTTCAACTGGATACGCTTGGACAATGGGCAATTTGCTTGCCAACCTAATAACCGATGCTTGTGGTATGACCAGTCGCTTATTCCTGCTGAAACAAAATTCCCTGACTTCCAAGCGGCACGAAACATTTGGACGGTAGACGGTACAAGGAAGTGGTCAGCTGGGGACGATTGGTTCTACGACATAAAGGAAAGAAATGAGCTTTGACGAATTCTGGGCTAAATACCCTCGCAAAGTTGCTAAAAAGACCGCTATGCAATCTTTTGCCAAGCTTCCTATGGATGAGCAGGAACTAGCATTGGACGCATTAGAGACGCATTGTGAGTATTGGAAGCTAAAAGAGACAGCGACTGAGTACATACCGCATCCTGCGACATGGCTTAATCAAGGACGGTATTACGACGAACTGGATATGCAACCTAAACAACCTAAAAAACCTGCGTTGCCATGGTATTCGACAGAGCAACTGACGATGGACAAAGCGAGGGAGTTGGCGATGACACCAAGGCCAGGCGAAGACATGGGGCAATTTAGGGCTAGGATTGCCCAGAAAGTAGCGGAGGTTATGTGAATGAGTTGGCTCTTTTCGCAGGCGCTGGTGGAGGAATACTTGGGGGACACCTCCTTGGATGGAGAACTGTCTGTGCCGTTGAATGGGAACAATACCCAGCAAGCGTATTGTGCGCCAGACAAAATGACAAAATTCTCTCGCCTTTCCCGATTTGGGATGACGTACAAACCTTTGACGGAAAGCCGTGGCGAGGAATTGTTGACGTTGTATCTGGCGGATTTCCATGCCAAGACATCAGTGCAGCGGGGGGGGGGGCAGGAATTACCGGAGAGCGATCAAGTATGTGGAAACACATGGCAAGGATCATTGGCGAGGTTAGACCCAGATACGCTTTTGTGGAGAACAGCCCAATGCTCACTACTAGAGGACTTGGAGTTGTCCTTGCAGACCTTTCCACGCTGGGGTTTGATGCAAAATGGGGCGTTGTATCAGCTGCCGACGTTGGTGCAAACCATCAGCGCGAAAGAATCTGGATTAGAGCCGAACAACGAAACTTTCTTTCACACTCCAAACACGACAGGAATGGATGGGGGCAGCAACAGCCGGAAAGCACTCAAGAAACGGTTGGACTGGCCGACACCAACAGCCTCGCAAGCAAGATCAGAGGGAATGATTTTGCAAATGAGGAAATTAGTAGAAAATGGAATGACAACCACCCAGGAAGCGGAAGCAATGATTTCGGGAAGTTTGACACCCAAAAGAATGACACAATGGCCGACTCCAAATGCAAGTCGAGGGGGATCATGGAGATCAGACGGACAAATATCAATGATTGCCAAAAACGTGGAAACTTACGAAGAATATCTGATGTTGACGAAAGGGAGTTGCAAAAGCAAATTGAACAAATATTGGCCGACTCCATTGAGCACAGAACACAAAGCCAATCGTCAGACACGGGAAAATCATCAGAATGGATTGACCCAGGCGGTATTGTCAACAGAAACTGGTGGGCAGTTGAACCCAACGTGGGTAGAGTGGTTGATGGGGTGGCCGCTAGGGTGGACAGACTTAAAGCCATTGGTAATGGACAAGTCCCTTTATGTGCAGCAACAGCTTGGGAACTCTTAAAATGAAAGACCAACACGATGCAATTGATTACATTTACACAACAGCACCGCTGTACGGACAAGCTAAAGGACGGGTTGCAGAGCTAGAAACCTATAAATCTAGCTTAAAGTCAATTATGATGAAGCAATCAGGAGAATTAGCTATTGGGGCGCAAGAGCGAGAAGCCTACGCAAGCGATGAATACCAAAACCTATGCAAAGCCATAGGCGAGGCTACGGAAGCGGCTGAAACGCTGAAATGGCGGCTTGAATCGGCAAAGATGAGGTTTGAAGCCTGGCGCACGGAACAAGCTAGTAACCGACAGATTGAGAAGTTGACCAAATGAGAAAAAAGGACACTCAAGTTGGCGGCACACATTACCAAATTGCAATAGAACCTTGGGACTACATCATTGCTAATCAAATAGGGTATTTAGAAGGAAATGTTATTAAATATGTAACTAGGTACAAAAACAAAGGTGGAGTAGAAGATTTAAAGAAAGCGCAACATTACTTAAGTAAACTAATCGAAGTTCACTCAAAGGATTGACATGAAACTTAATTTTATTTCAGAGCAAGACGATGGCACTCAAATTTGCGTGACAACTGATGCAGAAGGTTTGTCAGCAATTTTTGAGGTGTTTAAAAACTTTCTTAAAGCAAACGGGTTTGACCCAGATATATTTGACTTTAATCAAGAACAGTTAGACTTTGAAGATGAGTAGTTGGCTCATTGTTGTGACTGGCTTAATCTACGGCTACATAGCTGTGGAGCAGGGCTTTAAGGGCAATATGGCTATGCTCGTTATCTACGGCGGTTATGCGTTTAGTAACATTGGTCTTTATTTGATGGCGGCAAAATGATTTACTTGTTAACGGCTTTTGTCTTGGCGCATTTAGAGGCGGGTTATGGTTGGTGGATACTGTTTGCTGCTTGTATGCTTTTTGATTTTGCTCGTAGCTTGCCTTGAATAAAAAGAAACTGTACGACAAAATAGCCCAGCTAGGGTGTTCTTTGTGTCGGCGTCTTGATTATGGCGAAACACCGTGCGAGATTCACCATATACGCCACGCAGGGCGTAGGGATTTAGCACCAGTTATAGGACTTTGCCCAGAACACCACAGAGGTAATACGGGCGTTCACGGTATGGGGCGCAAAGCGTTTGCCAAGCATTACGGCGTAACGGAAGAAGATTTATTGAGCCAAACTATAGCTCTAACGGGTCAAAACCAAGCTCAATAGCAATACGGCGAGCGTAATTCCTAAACACTTGATCGTGTTTGTTCCAACCCTTAGTTTTGCCTCGTTTCATGTGGATCATCTCATGCGCCATTGTTTTAATCACGGTATCAAGGTGGGCGTTCTTAGCTTTAGAGATGGTGACAATGTGTTTTTCTTGTAAATCATCGTAGACATATGTACCCATTGCATCCAGTTCGTTTGTAACTTGGAACAAGATTTCTTCTGGCGGCGGCATTTTCCAAGCGCAAAAGGGCTTGAGTTTAGCTAACATCAAGTAAATTGCTTGTAACCTGCCAGCAGTCAGTTTCATCGTTACACCTTAATAATTTTTCCACGGAATACGACTTCATCTTCGCCAAAGACTTGTACAAGTTCTGGCATGAGCAACTGCCCACGGTCAAAGGTCAGCACGGCAAAGCCGCTACGCCAGTCTTTTGGGTTGTCCTCGGTATAGTCAGCGAACTGCATATTGTTAGGTTCGGCAAGAGTGCCTGTCTGCACACCCCAAATTGTGCCGTTGTAATTGGTAATGGGTTGAACTGCTAAGACATGGGTGTGGCCTGTGATAATGTTCACACCAGAGTTCAAGGCATTGGCATAGCCTGCCGTGCGTCCACCCTTGTAACGGTGCTTGATAACTGTATCCTCGTTGACCCAATACGACCAACAAGGTTGCCAGCGTGGGAAATGGTCTTTAAGGGTAAACCCTTGCACACCTTCAAATTGTGAGGAATTGTTGGCAAGGATCGTTTCGAACCGTGCGTCATGGTTACCAAGCGTCCAGATTAAGGGACATTTTGCAATGTCCTCAATTTCACCTAGATAGAATTGACAGGCTTCAAGTTCTTGCTTGACCGTGGGTTTAGAGTCCCAGCCAATGCGAGGAAAGCGGCTAATTGCGCCTCCGTCAAAGGCATCCCCGTTGTTGACGATAACTTTGGGCTTAAGTTCTTTGATAAAGTGAATCAACGCACGAAATGCGGTGGTTGTGTCATCAGGCCAGAAGTGTGCGTCTGAGAATACGATTACTACGCCTTTTTCCAATGTAATGCCACGCCTAACGTGACCTGGTGTTTGATGTATTTTTTTTACAGTTGGATGGGTAAGCGACCCATTTCCTTGCGGATTACTGGTTGGCAATTCAATCTTATGCTTAAATTCTATTGTCCTGCGCCGATTGTAAGTATTGCGTATACTTAATTTGAGATGTTCTGAAACCTTAATTGGTGACCCTAACTCGTTCCATACTTTGATAAACTCATCGTCGGTAATGTAATATGACATAGGTTTGCCTTATGAGAGCGAAGCGAGTTGACTGCAATCAAAAAGATATCGTCCACGCACTACGAACATTTGGTGCAATTGTCGTGGATTTGTCTGGCGTAGGCAAAGGTTGCCCTGATCTGTTGGTAGGTTTTAACAGTAAGACCTATCTTATAGAAGTAAAAAAAGACAGTAAAGCAAAATTTACGCCCCAACAATTACAGTTTAATGAATTATGGACAGGCGGCATCATTGCCCGTATAGAAACTATTGACGAAGCTCTTGCACTCTTAAAGGTTTGATTTATAATAAAGAAAATCGAGGCTACTATGGATTATCCTGCCGTTTTCGTGTCTACCTTGTTCCACAGCGGGACAAATGCACACTTTATGCATTTGCAAACAGACAGCTACGCTAAACACGTTGCGCTGGGTGAATACTACGATGGCATCATCGAATTGGGCGATAAGTGGGCAGAAGCGTACCAAGGATGCTATGACATTATCAAAAGCTATCCTAAAGATTTCCATCTAGCCACCGATCCTGTCAAATACCTGAAAAGCGTCAAAGCGTTTGTCAAAGACATTAGGACAGAATTGCCAGACGATTCAGAGTTACAGAACATCGTGGACGAGATTGCAGACCTGATTGACTCAACCCTATACAAGTTAAAGGCCTTCAAATGAAAGCTGGACTATACGCAAATATTTTAGCAAAGCAAGAACGCATCAAGGCGGGATCAGGCGAGACGATGCGAAAGCCCGGCTCACCAGGCGCACCTACGGCTAAAGACTTCAAAGAATCAGCCAAGACAGCTAAAGAC